TATTATTGGTGAATATAGTTGTTCCAGCGGTGTGTGTTCCACCTGTTACTCTTATATCCAAAGGCAAACCTAAATATGTTGTTGCACTAAATGTATTAGCGGTTAAACCATCTGTGAAATTAGTTGGGTTATTAACAGTACCACCAGTGAAATTTATAGATGTGCTAAATCCACTAACGTCAAAAGTACCACCTGTACTGTTGGTAAATATGGCTGTTCCAGCCGAATACGTACCACCAGTAACGAATATGTTAGGACCTGTACTAAATCCATCAACATCAAACGTACCACCTGTACTGTTGGTGAATACGGCTGTTCCAGCCGAATATGTACCACCTGTTACATGTGTGTTCAAAGGTAACCCTAAGTATGTTGTTGCACTAAATGTATTTGCACTTAAACCATTTGTGAAAATGGTTTCACCGTTAACAGTTCCACCAGTAAATGTTGTACCAATACTAAACCCATCAACATCAAATGTACCACCTGTACTGTTGGTGAATATGGCTGTTCCAGCCGAATATGTACCACCTGTAACATAAGTGTCTTGTGTGTTTATTCCAGTTAAATTACTTCCATCACCATAAAATGTTGTAGCCGACACTGTATTTGCGCTGAAATTTCCATTGGTATAAATTATCCCAGTTCCAAGGAAAATTTGAGTATCACCGCTACATGATTGAATAACATTGGTATAAACACCTGAACACGCACTAAAAGATGGGAACGAAGTATCAATAGTTTCGATGATAAACGTTTTATTTATGTCATATCCTTTTCCTGTGTGACTCATGATGTTGTACTTCCATTTAAAATAAACTTTCCAGTTACAAGGAAGTTTTTATATATTTTTACATTAACCACATCATTTGCATTTAAATTAAGTGGTGTTGATAAAACAGTTCCGTCAAAAACTACAGAACTGTTTACAGAAATTATTATTCTTGTGATATTTTCTATATTAATTAATTGTGTAAACGATAGGTTATATTGTGCGGTAAAAGAAAATTCATCATCCGAATTAGGTTTAAAAACAAAAGTATAAAAAACTTCATTTCCCCTCTTAATTGGTTCAAAAATAAAATTATTAACGACTCTTTTCTCATTAATTTCAAGGGTTACAATAGTTCTATTTATTGTAGGAACCACTTCAAAATCTTCTTCATCTAAAATATAACCAGCCATTCTAATTTCGAACATCAAAACATAAAAACGTTTTCCCTCAAAAGCATCAATATTACTTTCATCAGAAATAGTTTCTAAATATAAAGGCATCGGGTGTCCGTTTACGTTTATATAGCATTGTCTAGATTGAAAAGATTTTTGAATCGCTCTACTAAACTTATTTAAATCTTTCATTCTATTTGTAAACAACCTTACCTCATAAATAATATCTACCGATGTTGGTTGAGGTACTTTATAAAGGTCAACCCCTTGTCTTATACCGTCCCATGTGGGTACTTTCATGAATGTGTATGTTCTATTTCCTGGTATGTTCCATAAACCAGCTTGATTTTGGCCTTGTTGAATATCAGGTCTCCTAACCACTGATATAAAAGGCATTTCAATGTTTTTATATTCATCGGTAAATTTCCAAGTCTTGGTAAACTCTATCCACCTTTGAATCGTTAAAAAAATAACGGGAACCTTAGCTCCATCGATTGAAATAGAAACACGTTTATCAGAATCCAAAAACTCAATAAAAGATTGGTCCATATCTTCTGGAAATACGCTTTTAGGTAAATACAACCCTTTATCAATAATACCGTCTAGAATTTCTTGTCTTCTTTCTGGCCCTATTTTTTGGGGGTTAATATTGATATTGTTTCTAAATCCTTTAGGTAGTTTCATTTTATATAAATAGATTACTTAGCTGAAAATTCATTATTATCTACTGGAGCACATTTTATAGTTCTAAAAGCACTTTTATATCCCATTATTGTGTGTTTATTATCAAAGTTTTTAATACCATCGTTAACAACACTAAAATATCTGATTTCCGTTTCGTTTACTGGATAACCAATATAATCACCGTAACTTATTTGAATATTCAATTCCTTTAATTGAGCGTCATAAACCCCAAAGGTAAATTCACCATCTTGAAGATATCTTAAACCACCGCTACTTTGATTATAAGCTTTGTTTTCGGGTTCGGCCAGTATTGGTACTACCTTTATTTCAACAGGTGGAAAAAATTTAATACCGTCTTTTGTTGCTTCACCGTATAATCCATCGTATTCAGTCATCACCCTATCAACTCGATATAAAATCAAGGTAAAATTACCATCACCTTCAATAGCTTCTCTACCCATAGAGACCTCTAAAAAAAAAAATCTTCTTCAGAGAAAAAGCGATTAACACGAGTTATAGGTGTTATTTTTTTATTATCCATGTTTTTTTATGTATTTATGTATTATTTTATTTGAACATCCAAATATATTACCTATTTCTACTAGATTCAATCCATTGTTAATATAATTTTTTATTTTAACAATATCTAATTTATAAATATTAGATGGTTCTTTAATAATAGAAAATTCTTTTATTTTTTTACTAATTACTGTTCTATGACACCCATAAAAATAAGCTATCTCATCAATTTTTTTATTTTCTTTAATATATAATTTAATAAGTTCTTCCTCACCAATAGTAAATCTAAAATTAGGGTTATTTTTACCTTTAAAAGTACCCTCTTTTTTCACCTTTACACTTCTTTTTGATAAAACATCTTTTGGTAATGATTTACCAAACATTGGATTATTTTCACCAGAATTATTAAGACTCATTATTTTTTTTGCTTCATCAGAATGTTTATAACCTAAAGAATATTGATTACCAATATGTAATTCAGATAATAATTTTTTAGTTTCATTTGTGTGTTTATAACCCTCAGCTCTACTATTACCCATCATGTTTTTAGACATTTTATCTTTAATTTTAGTAGACCATTCATCATCTGACCATAACTTACTTAATATTTTTTTTCGTTCTATCTTTTGTATATCAGTTCTTTTTAATCCTTTATTATTTAATGATATTTTACCCCTAGCTTCCAATGTGTGGGTTTTCCCAAACATAGGGTTTATATCACCACCATCAGCAATATTCATCAAATTAACACCTAATTCTCTATTTTTTTTAATTTCATTAATCTCGCTATTCAACAAATCAACATAATTATCGTATTCTTTTATTAACTTAATTATTGGTTTCAAATCACTTTTATTTAATGTTTTGAACCAATAAGCGATTTTTCCGTTTGTTGGGTTTCTTAAATGACCAGATAATCTATCATTTAGTGTTCCAGTAGTAACACCAACATATCTTAATTCATTAGTTATTGGGCAATAAAGTCCGTAAAGTAAAAATTTATTTTCCATTTCTTTTTTTATATAAATATTTGTATTTTGTTTAATCTGTGATAAACACTTGATTTTAAAATAATTTATTGTTATATTTACATATAATACCAGGTAAATATTAAACACTTTGATAAAATTAAGCGACTTAAAAAGTCATTCTGCTATTTCACGATTAGAATCCTATAAGGGTATAAACCCTTATTTGCTTGGACTTAAACAACAGTTGATAAAAAACGGTAAAATTTTATTAACTGAAAATCAGTCAAAATATATAATCGATAACGATAATAGAGAACCTATTTTTATAAATCGAGTTATTTCAATCACTAAATATTTGGGTGAAGAGCTTCAAAAAAAAGAGGGTGTAACGTTTATCCCAGAAAAAATTTTGATTGAATTCATTTTAGCTGAAACAGAAAAATCATTTCATGTTTACGGTAAATTAAAAAGAAACCAGAAGGTATCAAAAATGTATTGGTTACCAAAAACACAAGTTCTTGACGACCCATATTTCGACTTGATAGATATCGAAGTAAACTTTGACAAATACAACGCTATTCTAGCAAAAGAAGGTAAAAAACTTTATCCTCATCAGGAAGAAGGTATAAAATTTTTATTATCTAGAAATGGTTGTGTTTTAGCTGATGATATGGGGTTGGGAAAATCGATTCAATCAATTATTGCTGCCTTGGAAAGTGGTGCCAAAAAAATATTGGTTGTAGCACCATCTTCAGCCAAAATAAATTGGGAGCGAGAAATAAATGTTTTTTGCAAAGAAACAACTATTATTGAGAATAAAAAATGGTCTGAAGCTAAATTTACTATTATTAATTTTGATATTTTAAAAAACTTTCACACGATAAAAGAGACTAAATTGGATGGTAAAGAAATTACTTTGAACCGAGAACTCGCTGAAGCTGGTTTTGATTTAGTTATTATAGATGAAGCACATTATTTGAAAAATAATAATAGCAAACGTGGTAAGATTATGGTTGAATTAACTACAAAATTCAACATTGGTAAAGTTTGGTTACTTACTGGAACTCCAGTTGCTAATAGACCTATGGATTTCTTTAACTTGTTAAAGATTATAAAGTCTCCAATAGCTGAAAATTGGAAACACTATGCTGTTAGGTATTGTGATAGTAAAAAGTTCTTTAAAACGCTTAAAAACGGTCAAAAAAAACAAATATGGGTAACTGATGGTGCTAGTAATCTAGAAGAACTTGCCTCAAAAACCAAAAACATAGTTTTAAGAAGGTTAAAAACTGAAGTTCTAGAGATGCCAGATAAAGTTATCTCACCAACTTATCATCGTTTATCTAAAATCGAAGAGTCTCAATATGAACAACTATGGGATGACTATTTAGAAAAAAGGATTCTAGAAGGTAAACGTAATGGTAACCTACAAAAAGATTTAGTTGAATTAATCTTGCTTCGTCAATTTATTGCATCTATAGCAATACCTTACACTATTGAAATGGTTGAAAACGCTATTGAAATGGGTAGAAAAGTCATTATATTTACTAGTTTTACTGAAGAATTAGAAACACTAACAAACCATTTTGGTAAATTAGCTGTGAAACATAATGGGCCTATGACTCAAAAACAAAAACAAAATTCTGTGGATTCTTTTCAAAACAATCCTAAGGTAAAAGTTTTTATTGGGAATATAAAATCGGCTGGTGTTGCTATTACATTAACAGAAGCGACTGTTGTTGTTTTTAACTCATTTGATTGGGTAACAGGAAATAACGAACAAGCCGAAGATAGATGTTTTCGTATTGGTCAAAAAAATGATGTCAACGTTTATTATCAATTATTCGTTGATACAATATCAACTAGAATGTGGCACATGCTTAAACATAAGAAAGAGGTTATTAATATAATTTTAGGGGATAAAAAATTAAGTGATGAAGAAATAACTGTTATCTTAACAGAAAATTTAATGAACGAATTATAATGGTAAAAATATACTCATTTCCAGAATGCCCTTACTGTACTGAATTAAAGACAATCCTTACTGAGGAAAATGTAGAGTTCACTGATGTAAATGTAAACTTGTCAGAAAATGAAGAAGAATTTAATAAAATACATGCGATAACCAATTCTGACGAAGTACCTGTTATTCTGGTTAATAAACAATTACTAGTCCCTAATGTTAGTTTTACATCTATTAGAGAAGCGGCTAATCTAACAAAGAAATTTTTAGGTTAATTCTTTTTTTTCTTATATTTATAAGAAAAACTAATATGCCAATAGATACAACAGATAAAGATAAATTATTTAAACAGTTAAGACATTCTCTGGGTGCTCCAATTCGTCAAATAGAGTTACTTGATGAAACACTTTGTACACTACTTGAACTTTCGATTGAAGATTACGCTCAATACGTTCAAGAATGGTTAATCGAGCATCAATGGCAATCATTGTTAGGACATAATATTACAACAACAGATATGGCCTTTGCTTTGAGTGTTAGGAGTCAGGATTATGTTAATAAATCAACATATGCTTATTCAAAACAAGTTGGTTTACAAGCAAATGGTCCTTGGGAATTAAAGAAAGATTTTGTTGAATTAGAAGCTGGTAGACAAGTTTATCAAATTCCAGCTGGACGTGAAATAAATGAAGTTCTTTGGATTACACCACCACCCACTAGCCAAGCTTTATTAGCTAATTTTGGTGGTATTGATTATGGTTTCGGTGGTGGTTTTGCTCAAACTGGTGGTGGTGTTGGTACTGCTGGTTCTGGAGCTGGTAATAAAGGTTATTATATCGCACCAGCGTTTGATATTTTACTTACAGCTGCTGATATGAATCTTAAAAATAGGATTGTTAAAAGTGAATTGGTTTATAAAATAACTGCTGGACCGAATGGGACTAAATTATTGCATTTGTTATCTGTTCCTGGTTCTAAATTTAGTTTTGGTCAGGGTTTTGGTGGTGCTGGTGGTGTTGGTGGTTCAGTAAGTATGAGAGGGTGTCGAGTTTGGTATTTTTATTATGATACCACACCAGAAAACGCTGACCAATGTTTACTTGATAATCCCGATGTTATTAAAATGCCTAATCAAATACCATTATCCAAATTAGAATACTCTGATTTTAACGAACCAACTAAAACATTGATTCGACAATTATTTATTGCTGAAGGAAAAAGAGCACTAGGTAGAACACGTGGTAAATTTAGTGGTATTGTTGGGCCACCAGAAGCTGAAAGAACTATGGATTATGAAACACTTCTTAGTGAAGGTAATGAGGAAAAAAAAGAATTATTAGCACGTTTAGACGCTAGACTTTTGAGGTTATCAACAACTTCACAATTAGAAAGGTCGGCATCTGAAGCGACATCTTTAAATACAGCTTTAAAATTTCAACCATTAGGTTTTTGGGTATATTAAAAAAGGGGTTTAAACCCCTTTTTTTATTTTAAAATAACCACCCATCATCTTCTTTTTTCAGACTTATTTCTTCATAGTCATCTGGTCTTTCACTATAGGTGTCATCTACCTCGTCATCCAATAAAAGAACTTCATCACTTCTAACTAGATTCCCTTCTTCATCTTCTTCCATTTCTATACCATCATCGTCTTCACCAGTTTCTGAATATATCTTTGTTTTTTTAGGTTCTTTTAAAACAACTTGGTTAGCTTTTTCTTTTAAAAGTTTAGTTACTTCTGTTGTGTTTTGTTCTTTTGTTTCAACCTCATTATCTTCAACTTCTTCACCGTACATTACTTTTCTTTCTGTGATATAGTCTAAATATTGTTGGTATCTATCTTCACCTAATTGATTAGCCATCACTTGATAGTACTTATCTCTTTGATTGGCCTCTTTTTCGTATTTAAAGATGTCCTTTACGTGACACAAAGGTTCTAACCATTTCCTTGATATTAATTGACCTGAACCATCATCTGCTACATCAGCGATTATAAACACATCTAATGGAAGTTCACCAAATTTAATAAGTGAGGTAAAATTAGCTAACTCTAGTCGCTTAAATATTTCATCTAAAGATTCTTTTTCACGATTGATTCCTTCAAGTCTTGCTATAACCATTCTTTCATGATAATCAACTCTAATTGCATCCCAAGTTTCTTGTTCCATATAATTTGGTAATTTATCAACTTTATCCCAAAATTTAATTTCCTTATCTTCCATAGTCATAAGCTCTTCATATGAATCTTGGTCTGCTTCTTTATATGGTTTTCCCGATATAAGACCGCATTCATTTTTGGTGAATACAGTTCTTTCTTGAAGATATTCAGTGGTTGTTTTGGTTACCTTATCTTTAACCTTTATTATGTTTAAAAGAATCTTTTCTCGTACTTCAGGTTCAAAACAAACCAATAATGGTTTTACCTTTTTATTAAACGATTCCAAGAAACGAGCAACGTTATAATCATCGGTGTATAAACTGGAATTTATTTCATCCATTCTAGTTTGCATATCAACGATGTTTTCATCACCTACCTCGAATGTTAGTATCGCTTTTTTAAGCATTTCTAACTCTTTTATCGCTTCAAAATCTCGTTCAACAATTGTTGGGTCAATCAAACGACAGCTAAGTTCAACAACTTTATTTGGCTTTGGCCATTCACCATGGTCTTTAAAATAAGCTTCTCTCAATTTTTTGGTCATTTTATTCTTATCAACCGTTTTTAAATCTCCTTGAGATTTTGATGTTCCAGTGTTGATATAATATAAAACTTCACCCAAAGTTACGTTTAGATTATCTCTAATAGCTAGTTCCATGTGAGCTTGCTTAGGTAATGGGTCACCATTTTTATTTTTTTGTGACGCTCTCTTTTTATAGTCAGAAATTGTGCTCTTTATTTTAGCTTTTGACGCTATTTTAACCAAAGGAATTTGGTAGTTATAAATTTTATCTACGTAGTCTTGATAGTAGCTAATAAATGAATAACCATCACCATCTAATAACATTCTAATCGCTTTACCTAAAAATTCTTCAATATAAACAGACATTTTTTTAGATTTAACGGAATTACCAACTAATTTAATTTTACCATCAATATCGGTTGCGTAATTTTTACGAGCAAAATTTATTGTTGAGTTACAAATATCATCAATATCTAACCCCATTCTACCTTCCATGTAATTCTCGTTGAATTCAGCCAATACAGCACTTAAACCTGTAAGTTCCTCCCCAGCTTCGTCTTTGGTTTTCCAATGGCTACCTTTAGCCACATATTTTATTTCGTCTATGTTTTCTGGAAACGCAAAATTACAACCATCAGTATCTAAAACCAAAGGTTCGAAATTATATTTCTCATGAAAATGTTTAACCATAAGACGTAAAGCTTGACGACCACGACAAGTTGTTTCTTCGGCTGAATCAGTGTCTCCCCAATTAAATATATACGGGGCTCCATAAGAACCAAACCATGAATTAGCTAGAATTTTTAATGGTAATTGTTTTTTATCATAAAGATTAGAAAGACGTTTATGTTCAGCTATATTAGCTTTCATTTCCACGATTTCTTCTTGACTCATTAAATGTTCTTCATTATTTAATTTTTCTTGTAGTTTTTTAGCTTTCTTCTTTTCTATCCCAGTAAGGAATTTAAATTCATCACGTGTATCTACGATATAAGTAAGGAACCCTCTCATTACTCCAGAAATATCTAAATCTGGAAATATCAACCACGTAAGTTGTGTTTTTGGATAAAGAGCTGCAAAGTCAAGTTTTACAACTCGTTTTGAGAAACCTACACGTAATAATCTAGATAACCCACCGACAAAATCTCTTTTAGGTTGTGTATCTGGAATCGCTAAATTATTTTCATATGACCACGCAGACATAATTAATTTCCACTGACCAGCAGTACCCATCGTTGAAGAACGTTGGAATGTAGTTGGTAACATTTTCCCTATAAGAAAACTAGCTTGGTTATAAAGATTATCAATTTGTTCTGTCTCCCATAAGTCATCACATAAATATCGTTGAACGATATAGGCCCCAGTAACTATTTTATATGTTACTTTAAGTTGGTTTTTTTCTGTTATTTTATACCAATCACCGTTTTCATTATTAAAAGCGTATTGATTTTCTACATCTCTCCAAGTTGTGTTTATCTTATCTCCAGCAACATAAACTCTATTTGGTTTAGCGATTCCTGAATATTGTGTGATGTATTTTAATCCCCACCCTTTGATTTCTGAGTTAATAGCCATCGCTCTACGAACAGCATGTGAGATATCGATTATATTGTAACCGTACATGTTTGTTTGTGTGTACGACTCTGTTTCACCACCTAATTTTAATTTTGCTGGTCTACGTTTTATCTTCGATATTCTATTTAGTGTAATAGCTAAATCGGTTATTGGAATACTTAGACGTTCAGCTCGTTCAAATAAAAATGGCCAGTCAAAATTTTCTGAATTATATCCAGTGATTATATCTGGTTTTATAATGTCTATTATTTTAAAAAACTTTGCTATGTTATCTCGTTCTGAATTACGTTTATCAGCTAGTGTATCCCCCGTTGATTCCAATACGTGTTCTATACCTCTATTATCCCTAACACCAATTTGAAAAATCGCATTTTTAGATGCGAATAAACCTTCAGTTTCTAAGTCAAATTGAAATCTATGTAGGTCATCATAATCTTCAAATCCTTTAAACAATCTTTTACCACTTTGGATTAGAAATTGTTCGGCTGGACTAAAAACAACAAAAAACTTTATATTTTCTTTATCAAAAATATCAACACCACCTTCTCTAAAAAAGTTAATAAGGTCGTTGTAAGACTTTTTACATTTAGCGATGTATTTGTAACCACTATCCATTCTAGGTGGTACATAACCTTCTTCATTGTGTGTTCTAAGTTTTGATATTTTTACATCAAATTTGGCGCAAGCTTCGAAAATCTTCATTCTCTTACCTCCGTAAATCATTTTTGTGATGTCTTCCTTGAACCAAAGAAATGGTTGAAATTTGTGTTCTTCGATTCGCTTACCCATTTTAGGGTCGTTTATAACCAAACTTACCTTTGCTTTATGGTATTCTGCTTCTACTGCAACAATATACTTTTGGGGGTTTGAACCATGTAAAAACTGTTCAATTCTTTCGTTATTTACAACGTGTTTTGTTTGACTCATAATTTGTAATTTGAAGCAAATATACTTCATAATTAAAGTTTAGACAAGTCATTTGACCATAAAAAATTTTAACTTTGTATGGTACAAAGTTACATTTATTTTTTCAGATGTGCAATTATTTTCGTTTTTTCAGTAAAAGTAATATATTTATAAACGTGGGAATAATGTTCCCACAAAATAAAAATGTAATTATGAAACAAGAAGAAATTAAAATCAGGGTATCATCAAAATTAAAAAATGATTTCCAACACATATGTGAATTTGAGGAAACAACTATGTCAAATAAAATCAATACTTTTATAGTATCAGAAGTCAAAGATAAAAATAGTATTTTAACTACAACTAAAAAATTAGTTAAATTAGATGTAATTAATTCAGCTGGTAGGATGTATTGTAAAAGTGAAATATTAAAAACAGTGTCAGATGTTGATGGTTTTGAAATAACTGAAATAGAACGTATAAACAAA